AATCATCTTTAGGACCACCAGGACCATACATAGCACCGCCGTTAGGCATTTGGTTATCCATAAACATTTTTCTATTTAACGCAGAACCTTCGTTAGCAAAAGTTACTTGCGAACCGCTTAAAGGAGTTATATTATCAAACTGGCTTCTTCTTCGAGCTGCGTTTCCTGCAAGAGTATTCGTTCTAACCATACTACCTGCTTGTTCTTTGGGTTTATTAATTAAGTTTTTACCTGTAATTAATCCTGCATCTATTAATGCTTTAAACATTTCAGGATTCTCTTCAGCATAACCTTTGATACCGTCAAGTGGGGCAGCTTCTTCAGGAAGTGTGTCTTGATAATCAGGAACAGGATGAACGCCCGCTTCTAATAAAGGCTCTGAATTAGAAAATAATGATCCTATACCACTTATTAAGCTATTAAAAATACTGCCACCGTCTTCTCTTTTTAAAGGACCGCCAAAAGCTAATCCCATAATACCTAATTCTTCAGGATCTATTCCTGCTTCCATTAGCATTTGTAATACTTGTTCTTCTTCGGAACCGCCTTCTGTATTAGGACTAGACGGGTCTTCGAAAGAAAAATCTGCAAAGTCGTTAACTTCACTTCCTGCAACAGGGTTGAATTGTCCGCCGTCTCCAGGATTCATAGTCGGAGAGGTGCCACTACCTATAGCAGCTTTAGGATCGTTAGCTATATTGGATTGGTATTTCATACCAACTAAAGAAGCTAACGCAGGAAGAAGAACTGACCACATTAGAATCTACTCCTAGTTTTAGTTTTCTTGCCTTTAGATGAGTATATAACGAAGTCAGAACGGCGTCCCTTCTTCTTTAGATATGCTTTTTTATCAACTCCAGTCATCTTTTCTCCGCCGTCTTTAAACGTATTTGCGAGTTAAAGCTCATCCCGTAAGCTGCAGCAAAAGCTGTTCCATTGATTATATATCAAAACGTGTATATTTTTAAAGGTTTTTCTTTACCTTTTACTTTTATAGGTGTTAATTCTTTTAATCGCAAACCACAATATTTTTCTGTTTCTTCTCCTATTAGGATATTTACTCCTGCTTCTTTAGTAGCAGACTCTAATCTAGCTGCGGTATTTACTGCGTCACCGATAGCCGAATAATCGAATCTAGTGTCGCTACCCATGTTACCTATTATCGCTTCTCCTGTATTAACCCCTACTCCGATAGCTATTCCAATATCGGCTGTTGCTATATCTTCTTGTATTTCTTTAGCACAAAGCACCGCTATTTCTTCATGACGTTTTAAATCTATAGGTGCATTAAAGATAGCCATCATAGCATCACCAATATATTTATCTACCATACCGCCGTGTTTTTGTACTACGTTAGATTGGATGGTTAACGCTTTATTCATTATTGTTGTAACTTCTTCAGGAGATAATACTTCGGATAAAGCAGTAAACCCTCTAACATCTGTAAACAAAAATGTACATCTTCTTTTTTCTCCACCTAGTTTTAATAAGTCAGGGTCTTTTTGTAACCGTTTAACTTGTCTTGGATCAAGGTAGTGTTCAAACTGTTTTTTAATCTGTTGTCTTAGTTTATATTGTTCTCTAAACCTTAAATAGAAAGCGATAGCTCCTGCTATAAACTGTGACACTAACGACCACGTTACATCTATAAGGATTCCTGTAGTTATTGTGTAATACCCGTAAAAGCCCGTTAAAGCCATCGTAACTAAAGCTAGAGATATACCCCAAGTTATACCTAAATAGCTTATAAACGCCCATACGAAGCTTACGGAAGCTAAATAAATAAGAAGTTCTAAAGCTAAAGAATAATCAGGTATATAAGGACTGTCTTGTATTAAAATAGACTCTGCAAGAGCCGCTTGTATTTTATGAGGTTCAACTAATCCAATAGGCGTAGCTACCTGAGGCATCACCCCGTTAGCAGTAACCCCTACAAATACAAACTTACCATTTACGTTCATTTCTTTTAAATCAGTTTGTGGAGTATCGACCCAACTAATCCATTTACGACCAAAGCTATCTGTTTTAACAGGAGGGATTCCACGGATAGCTATTTCTTGTATACCGTTAGCGTTCGTAGTAATAATATAAGTTTTTACATTAAACAATGCTTTATATATTTGAGTTCCAAAAGAAGCTACCCAGCCATCAGGCGTTCGTAACAAAAGAGGGATTCGTCTAACCAGTTGATCTGCTTCAGTGGGAGCAATGGCTATTCCTTGTAATATAGTATTGTAAGTGTAAAGATTTTCCTTGACTCCCTTAGACAGTATACCACCAATATCATCTCCTTTAGTAACTGTTCCTGTAGTTTTAGGGTATTTATTATTAGGAGTTTCAAACATAGCTAATACACTAGGAGCATACCCTAATGATCTAAGGAAATCTTCATCCCCTCCCATTCGATCTGCCTGTGGAAAACTAATAACCCAACCCACCCCAACAGCACCTTTACCTAAAAGTTCTAATTGTATTTCTGCGAGCCTTTGTCTAGGTAATGGATAACCACCTTCACGCTCTACATCATCTTCGGTTATATTAAGAACAACAAAATTACCTGAAGGTTGATATTCTTTTACTAAAGCATCAAAAGTTTTTAATTTTAATATTTCTGTAGGAGTGCTTTGGAATACTAAAGGCAAACTTAGTAACAAAAGTATAGGCAGTATTAATTTATTCACTTTGCGTTATTGTTATGTTAGAGTCTCCACCGCCGTTAATTTTAACAACGTTACTAACTCCGTCTTGTATTATTATAACCGTATAAGAGTTATTACCATTTAAATCTAAGCGTAAAGAATCGTTTACTTTTCTTCTAAGGCTAATCACATCTCCTGCAACTAACGTAGTTATTTGAGTATCTGGATCTTGCCCTATTCGAGTACCTGTTAAGTTAATCCCACCTGCATCTGCTAATACATCTTCATCTTCTCCTATAGCTAAGGAATCTAACACGTTAAGTAAATCTTCTAGAAAATTGGTATCAAGGTAATTAATATCGAGCTCCGTGAACTCTAACTCGTCCTCTCCTAAAAAATCTTCGTCAAGGTAATCAATATCTAAGTCATTAAAATCTAGTATGTTTGCTTTAGCATTTTGTGATACTTCTTCTGTAAAATTTATATTTTCTTTAGGAGGAGTAACAATTAACATGTTATCAATCATGTCTAAGGTTAACGATAATATAACAGGCTTACTTGGTTTAGATTCAAAAACACTAACTGTTGTAGCTTGGAATGGTTTATTAAGTAAAACACTACCCATAGCGGTAACTACTTCTATTTCCCCACTAGATAATCCATAAGCATCAGGTAATAAAATAATTAATGATTTACCTAGCTCATCGACTGTTGCAGTAAAATCAGTTCCACGAATTGCAATATTTGCTGTAGGAGTTTTAAGTGATATGTTTTGTTTATCTATCCGACCTAAATTACCTGTAATAAATCTAGCAGTACCTAATCCAAAAGTAAGTGCCATTTTAGATTTAGAAGGGTCAGGATCATAAATATATTCATCTATAAGAAGTTGCGAGTGTTCAGTAAGTTTAACTACAGAATCATCTAAGAATTTAATAGCCATACGACCATTAGTAGTAACCGCTTCATCATTACTTTGGATTGCAAAATCTACTTCTGCATTAAATGGTTCGTCCCTTACAATCTGTGCTGAACCATTAAGTTCAGATATCCCGCCAATACTAACAGCCGAGTGAAGTTCCTTGATCGTTTTGGATAATGCAAACTGTGGAAGCAGCATTACCGCCAACACTAATAACTTTAAGCCAGTCATTATCTTGTGTACTCAGTTGTTGAATATTGAATGTTCTTTGTCCACCTGTATGATCTAACCAAAAGTATCCTCCTGCTGAAGCAGTAACACCTGCACCAGTATAATTAACTGTATTATCACTACCGTCTATATCCATGTAGTTTGTAGCTCCATCAATATTAATGTTTGATACAACTGTATTGTTAGAACCCTGGATGATCCAATCTAAATCTAAGGTAGCAGCTAAAGCAGATGTACCTTGGTTTAATGTAAAAGTATTACTAGAACCTGTAACAGCTATATTTTGATTAGAGCTATCAGCTCCGTAAGTATTTCCAGGGTCAACTTGGATAGTAAAAGTATTACTGTTTCCTATAAAGTTATATAAAGCAGTAAAGTTATCCGCCCAAATATCACCTAAGAATTTATTAGTATTACCAAGCATATTAATATCGATAGTCATCGTAGTGCCATCAATATCAAAAGCAGTTAAACTTCCCGCCGATGAACCAAGTCCACCTATAATATTTGATATACCTAGTTGTTCTATATCTAGGTTAAGCGTTACACCGCTTTGATCTAAATATATTTCGTTATCAGCCGCGTAAAGTGGCGATGCAATCATCATCACAATTAGGCTTGTTAATTTTAATCCTCTCATCATGTTTCCAAAATCCTCTATCGTAACCGATAGTAATAAGTTCTAAGACTGCCCCTTCGATAGCTTTCATTAACGCTATTGTTGTGGACTCATTACGTGAGTTCCCTAACTCAACTTCAACAAGTTCGGTTCCCATTTCAATGAATCTAAAAATGTCTTCTGACTTACCATAGCTGAATATGGTTTTCTGGCTTAACACTTCTGTAAGAATTTCACCAGTTGCGACAGATACCATTCTCAGACTAACTGTAATGTTATCCTCTCTGTACTGAATACTAGTACCTATCCCTAGATACCGTGCACCGATGCCACCAGTGGTTAAGTTACTATCATAGCTTATGACAGCCCCTTCGAGCAACACCCCTGCAAACAGAAGAGGCGAAAGCTTTTTCTTCTTCTCTTCATCGGTAGCGAACTGTTCTCTAGCAGACCTAATAAGTTGTCTTTCTTTTGTAAGGTTATCAAGACCTACTCGTTCTACTACACGAAAAAACTCACCATTGCCTGCGTGTTTTAAAGCCCTTATTAATAAAGTATGCGGCGATTGAGTTACTGCTGTAGAAAATAAAGCGAACTCACTGTTGCTTTTTCTTTGTCCTGTCTGATCTGTAAAAGACGTAGGATATACCGCAACAACAGGACTAACCATTGGTGGTTTAACATCCAATAGATATTGTGATTGTAACTCGTCTATCCGTACTACATCATGTGCTTTAAATCTTTGTTCGTATGTATCTATATACTGATCAAAGATAGAACAACTAGAAAGTGAAGCTACCAATAGGAATTGTAATAATCGTAACCGTGCCATCTGCTTCCGTTATCTTTAGTGTTAAAAAATCTCCGTCTGTACTATATTCTATCGTATTACCTTCTAAAGAGATAATCCCAGAATCGGAAGGAGTCTCACCGAACAGGTTTGCTATAAGCTGCCGACTTAGTTCTGCATAGACTCGTGATTCAAAATTACGAATAAAACGTTGTACTGTAGAATTCTCTTTATCTCGTTCAGCTTCTTCTATAGCAGCCTTTAGTTCGTCTTTAATTGTTTGCTTACGATTAAATTCTTGATTTTCAATCGTAAGATAATGAGAACTAGTATTAACACCATTAAACGAAGGAGACTTAAACTTATGTGTAATTTGATCAGCCCATACCGACTGTGTTAAAACACCTACTATAAGGACAAGTCCTATACCCACCATTATTCTAATTAAGTTATTTTTCTCAATTTCTTTTTTTCTACGTTCTATTTCAAAGTTACTTGGTCTTCCTCTTTTCTTCTTTATCGTCATTTTTCAATACCTCCTGCTCTCTAAGCTCTAATATTGTATTGACCTTTTGTTGTAGCCGTATCATATCTTGGTCTAATAAACGTAATTGATCTGTTAATCGTATTATCGTCTTTTTCATTTCCCCTACAGCAGGGTCTATTACTTTAGTTACTGTTTGCCAAACAAAATAAACGAAGTAACCTAAACCAACAACCATTACTACAGGAAAGCCAAACTCTGACACTAGTTGAACAATGTCCACTAATCTCTCCTAGCGTCTATCTTCCCATCTTCTACAAAATTTTCTGCTCTAGCTATTCTACTTAAATCAGGTCTAAGATTTAAAGCACTTGAAACACTAGTATCTATTCTTATAATATCGTTATTCATTATAGATGCTCTAGTAATCAACATCTTAGTAATACCTTCAACAGTTTTTATATCACTAACAAGTTGACCCATCAGTTGTTTCATTATTAAAAAGATAAAATACGCCATAATAAGTCCACCTGCTACAGGCAACCCTAGTTCAGCTATTAATGTAAAACTCTGTTCCATTCTTCTTCGTCACTGTTTTGTACCAACTTAGCTTCACCTACAATAACTACTCCATATACAGTAGCCTCTACGTCTGCTTCTTCAAAATTTTCTGCGTAAATATAAGGTCCTTCATAAACTTTAGTACCTACCTTAAACTCAGTTAAAAAAATCTTCATCAATAATTACTGACTATTGATTTTATCTTTAGCCGTTCCAGCATATAGACCAAACCAAGCTGCACCTGCTCCAACTACAACTGAAATCAAACCTGATTGTTCAAATGTTGGTGCTGGAAGATCCATAAACCATATTGTGCATTTGTATAACAATATAATATATACACTTAAAAATGCTCTAGGGAATATTCTCCAAGCATCAATCATATTAGATAACCATATCCATTTTTGCCAAGGATTATCAGGAGCCTTGTCGTTCTCTAGCTCCATAATTTTTTGTTTTAGTTCACCGATTTCGGAAACCATTGCCATGAATTTATTAAGGTCTATCTCAACCTCGTTGCGACTCATGTCTCCGCTAAATTTATCACTGTTATCACTCATTGTAATTTACTCCTTTAGTATATTTATGTATTAACATTTCCATCTTTTTCTTGCTTGTCGCAACCTTGAATTAGGATCTTTAGCTGCTTTAGGAAACTTCTTCATTTGCCCTGCTGATCTTGCACAGTAAGACTTTCTTCTTTTGGCTGCTTTACTTCCTTTTTTAACTTTTCCTGTAACCGCTGTTTTTAATTTTGATCCAGGATTTTTTCTTTTATATGCCGCTACTCCTTTTTTAGTCATCCCCGCACCAGATTTAGTCTTTCTATAATTACCACCTTTACCTGTAGTACGTCTTATAGATTTCTCTTTAGTCGCCATTACTTTTTCTTTTGAGAACGTTTTATAGCTTTTGCGGTAGGAGCACCTTTAGCTCCTTTTTTACGCATAGGTTTACCTGCTTTTTTCTTTTGAGCTATGTTATACCATAAGCCTTTCTTAGCTTTTTTACCGTCTTTCGTTGTGTGGTATTGACTTCTATTAGCCATTATTTTTTTCCTTTAGCTTTTATTTTAGCCATTTTAGGTAAGTCTTTAAAATGAAAAAGTTTCTTACTTGCTTTAGTATGTGTTTTACCTGTATGTAAAGTACCGTTAGCCATTTTATGAGAACTACCTTTATGCTCAGTTCCATTTACTTTGTAATGTTTTACACCTTTCATATGTTATCCTTTTAAAACTCTATCCTTTAGTCTAACCGCTCTTGGACCCACTTGTATAGCCCAACGGCTGTCTATCATTTCAACAGCTGCTTTATCCCAATCTTTATCTTGCATCGCAGATAAGAAATTCTTAAACTTCATTAGCCTATTAATACCTAAGTTAAAAGACATGTTAGCCATAACCAAAATTAAATCACTCGGTAAATCTCTCCACCAAGGCATGTTTCTATCTAAATCATCGAAAACGTTCTGTATGTCTTTTTCAAAACATTCTTTAATACGTTCTTCAGAAACAGGTGTTCCTACGTCTTGTCCGTGTTCAGGGTCTTCTGAAAGAACTAAATGTCCTATACCAAAAGTTGGATAACCCAGATGATCTAAATACACTTTATTTATACATCCCTCATCGAAAGTTAATTCTTCTCTTAATTTATCTATATCCATAGTAGTTCTCCTTATGTATACCATTGTTCGGTTCCATAGCTTGTTGCTATATCTCCTATTATTACTGTTGTTGCTCCGTCTAATGAAACTGAAACTTTCCCTAAAGAAGCTACAGCCTGTACTCCATTTTCTGTACCTTTGTAAATATCTACCCATTGCGCTCCTGTCCATAATTGTAACTGTTGGGTAGTTAGGTTCCAAATAACGTCTCCAGTATTAAACTTATTACCGTCTCGTTGGCTTTGGTTAACGTTTATTGTTTCTCCTATACGTACTCTACCTAAACTTAATTCTAAAATTCTTACTAGTCTATTAAAAAGTAAAGCAGCCGTAACCGAAGTAACAGGTCCTGTAGCGTATGGTAACTTTGTTTCTAATAACTGAGGCACTATCTTTTGCCGTCAGGTTTAAAGTCCATACGAGTAGCTCCAACTCTAAACGAAGTACCTATTTTAGTAACATCCGCATCGTTAGATTGGACACGTAACACCGCTTGTCTTCCACGTACACGTGTATCTATTTTAGTTGTTACTGAAGTACACGCCGTTGTTAAAGAAGTTATTAAAGATTCTCCTGGAAAGTTTCTTCTTTTTAAAACAATATCTAAAGTTTGACCATCGCTTCCTAAATCTCCTTCTCCTGTAAATTTAATATCAG